TAAGCAGTTTAAACTCATGCTCAGGAGTACTCAGGATATTATTTAGATAATATCTCTAATATTTTATCCATTTTAGATTCTAAAGAATCTACTCGTTGCTCTAAAGTTGCGGGAGTTTCTTTAGAAACTTTAGGCTTGTTCTTAGACCCTTTGGGTCTGCCTCGGCCACGCTTAGGCGCTTCAACCTTTGGTTCAGCTTTAGCAGCTGTAGGAATTTTAATAGATATTAAAATATCCGAGGGCACAAGTTTATTAGCGAAAGCTAATTGCACATCCCCATGAGTCATCCTAGACTTGAGTACTTCTCCGAAGTAATGCCCGACAGCCCCTCTCATCCGCTTATACAAAGTATAACGGTCGGCTTGAGAGAGCTGTTGCTTATCTGCGATAAGCTGTGTGTAGTGTGCACACACTGCGTTGAACTGCTTGCTTGATGCGATTCGGTTTTCGTCGATTGCGTACATATACGTCTCCTGAGTGTGAGGCAAAGCAACCCAGCGCTGCTTTGACGTTTTCCACTTTGCCATGCCAGTCGGGCCGCTGTCAAGAACTTTCTGCGCGTGAGTCCTTCGGACGGCGCACGAAGAAAGCTGCGGGTGATGTGTGTACATAGCCTGCATGCGATGGCAAATCTCGGAAGACCTGTCAAGTCTTTTTTGTCACTACGTAGTAGTGGTGGGTCGCGCCTGTACATGCATACACACGCGATGGCAAACTTCGGCGGGATTGTAAAGTGAAAATAATTCATAATCATAGATTATGGGGGTCGCGTATGCACTCGTATGTGCGCGATTAGCTCAACTTCGGCGGGTCTGTCAAGTATTTTTTAACTACTTTGTAGTTAACTTGAAAAATCTTCATAGTATATTTATACTATGGTGAGAAAATCTCGTAGGTCTTTGAAATTCTTCGGAGAGTTTTAAAGAATCTTTAAAACTTACACACTAGGAAGTCTCTTAAGAGACTATCAAGCACATGAGAATTACAAAGTAATTTTATTTATTATTACTTTAAAGTACTTTAAAGTACTCTGGAGATTTCTAAAGTCTATATAGACTTTAAAGGCTGGGCTTGCTAGAATCTTTAGAGTTCTTTAGAGAACTCTAGAGTCCTTAGAGGGGTGGGCAGGAGGCCAGCACCCCCACCCCCTATATATACTAAATGTTATACATTTTAGAGAACTTTAGAGTGTCAAGCAGGTACTTTGGCGGCCTCAAAAGACCCACTACGGGGACAACATCCTATAGGGATCTTATAGCTTCTTGTTCGGTTAGGGCGGGTATTTAAAGGTACTGTATATCTATATGTAACCGGGGGGAACCGATTACGTTAGTATATAGTTAAAATTTGATTTTGTCAAGTAAAAAATAAAAAATAGTACTTGACAATATCTTAACTAGCCCTATAATGTAAATATGAATAAAGAACTTACAGATAAACAACAGTCTTTCTTAGAACACCTAGTGGAACAAGGGGGTGATCCGAAGAAGGCGGCGGAGTTGGCTGGGTATAATAGTGGTCATTATCAGGTTGTAAAATCTCTTAAAAAAGAAATACTAGACTTAGCTGAAGGAATCCTAGCTCAGTCAGCTCCAAAAGCTGCTTTAAAACTTGTAGAGGTTATGAATTCAGACCAGCCTATTCCACAGGCTAACATGAGACTACAGGCTGCTCAAACTATTTTAGATAGAGTGGGCTTAGGTAAATCTGATCGTATAGATGTTAATCATAAAACAGAAGGAGGTTTATTTATATTACCTTCTAAACAAGAGGTTATTATTGATGGAGAATATGAGGAAGCTTAAAGGCCATGTACCTTTTGGTTATAAAAAAGAAGATAAACAATTAATACCTATACCAGAAGAATTAGAAGCTTTAGAAGATATTAAACAAGCAGTAATAAATAAAAAACTATCCTTACGTGATGGATCTATGTGGTTAGAATATAAAACAGGACGTAAACTATCTTATCAAGGTTTAAAGAATATAATTGATAATGAACGATTGGGACAATAATCCAGATAAATATGTTACCGATAATGCTGGTAATTTTATTTTAAAAAAAGACGGTACTCCAAAACGTAAAGGAGGAAGACCAAAAGGTTCTAAAGGCAGAGGCTATAATTATCATAGCCAGACTAAAGCTAAAATGACTGCTAATAGAACTATAAAAGAAAAACAAAAGAAAATAGCTAAAGTAGAATCTAAATTATATTCTTATAAAGAGTCTCTTAAAAATACTAAAGAGACTATGAAGAAGTTAGAAAATCCTAATGCTCCTAAAATTATAACGCCCGAAGAGTTGTCAAGTACTCCAAAAGCTGTTAAAGAAGAAGCTAAAGATAATGTTATTTTTGCTCCGAACGAAGGGCCTCAGACAGAGTTCCTAGCAGCCGCTGAGACGGACGTATTGTACGGAGGAGCCGCAGGGGGTGGTAAGTCCTACGCTATGCTCGTAGACCCCCTCAGATACGCTCACAGGGCCGCTCACAGGGCGTTAATCATAAGACGCTCTATGCCAGAGCTGCGAGAGCTGATAGATAAGTCAAGGGAGTTATACCCGAAAGCATTTCCGGGTTGTAAATATAGGGAAGTAGAAAAGCTTTGGAACTTCCCAAGCGGAGCTAAGATAGAGTTTGGATTCCTTGAACGAGATGCAGATGTATATCGTTATCAAGGACAAGCATATAGCTGGATAGGTTTTGACGAGATTACTCACCTTCCTACAGAGTTTGCTTGGAATTACTTAGCTTCACGACTAAGAACAACAGATAGCGAGATAACGCCTTACATGCGTTGTACTGCTAACCCCGGTGGCGTTGGCGCACATTGGGTAAAGAAAAGATATATAGAACCTTCAGATCCTGACAAAAGCTTTATAGGTAAAGATGGTTTAACAAGAAAGTTTATACCAGCTCGTTTAGAAGATAATCCATTCTTAGCTACAGATGGACGTTACGAGCAAATGCTTAAAGCTTTGCCCCCAACGCAACGTAAGCAATTACTTGAAGGCAACTGGGACGTAAACGAGGGGGCAGCTTTTACCGAATTTAGCATAGAGGAACATGTTATTCCTCCTTTTGATATACCTATGCACTGGGAAAGAGTTAAGGGTATTGATTATGGTTATGCCAGTGAATCAGCTTGTATATGGGCTGCAGTAGATCCTAGTGACAATACTTTAATTGTTTATAGAGAATTGTACCGTAAAGGCTTGACAGGACAGGATTTAGGCGCTATAATAACAGAGATGGAACTCTCTGACCCTTTTTCAGTCCAAGGAGTTTTAGATACTGCAGCTTGGTCTAGAACAGGTACTACAGGCCCTACAGTCGGAGAAACATTAGTCCGTCAAGGCCACAAGCTACGCAGAGCAGATAAAAATAGAATACAGGGTAAGATTCAGATTCACGAATACTTGAGGCTACAGCCAAGCGGAAGACCACGATTACAGATTTTCAGTAGCTGTCCTAGCCTGATACGCGAGCTTCAAGGCATTCCTTTAGATAAATCAAACCCCGAAGATGTAGATACTCATGCGCCTGATCACGCATATGATGCCTTAAGGTATCTTATTATGTCTAGGCCACGCGTAAACGACCCATTAGCTCAGTTAAGACACTTACGTCTTGAACAAGCTTATACACCTGCAGATGCAGATTTTGGATATTAATATATGGCAGAAGAAAATAGCTTAACTGCTAACGAAATATATTTTGAAGAAGTAGAAGACGAACATGGTTTTCAACTGACTCTAGAAGAGTCGTTGCGTAATAACTTTGTTGGTCTTATTATGGATCGTTATCAATCAGCTGAGAACGCAAGGGACTTAGATGAGCAGCGCTGGTTAGATGCTTATCATAATTATCGTGGTTTATACGGTAAGAATGTACGCTTTAGAGAATCTGAAAAGTCTAGAGTATTTGTTAAAGTAACAAAAACTAAAGTTCTGGCTGCTTTTGGGCAGTTAGTTGAAGTTATTTTTGGTGCTGGTAAATTTCCTATTGGTATTTCAGAAACAAAAGTACCAGAAGGTATCAGCGAGTATGCACACTTAGATACTCAAAACCCTGTACCCGGTATTGAAACTACTCAGGAAAACCCAGAAGAACAAGAAGAAACTAAGGAGAATCCTTTTGACGTTGGTTACGAAGGTGACGGGCGTGTACTTAAGCCGGGAGCGACCTACGGGTCGGGAAGGTTTGAAGAAACCTACATTGAAAAAGAAGCCAAAGATCAGTTAGTAGAAGGCCCTAGTTTTAATTCACAAAACCCACAAGTAAGCCCAGCTAAAGAAGCTGCAAGACGTTTAGAAAAATTAATTCATGATCAGATAGAAGAATCAAATGGCGCAAGTGAAATACGTAACGCTCTTTTTGAAGCTGCTTTATTTGGTACAGGTATTATAAAAGGCCCATTTAATTTTAATAAAACTCTTAATAGATGGGAAGAAGATGAAGAAGGATTTAGAAGATATTCTCCAGTTGATGTGCGCGTTCCTCGTATTGAGTTTGTTAGCTTATGGGACTTCTTTCCTGATCCTAACGCTACAAACATAGATGAAGCAGAGTATATTTTTCACAGGCATAAGATGAACCGTACTAAATTACGGTCTTTAGCAAAAATGCCATACTTTAATAAAGACGCTATCCGAGAGGCTTTATCATTAGGGCCTAATTACGAAGAAAAAGACTACGAACAAGAACTAAAAGATGACAGCCGTTCTGATGAAAGTGGAGCAGGACAGTATGAAGTTCTAGAATATTGGGGAGTTATTGATGCAGAATATGCTCGCCAAGTTGGTATGGAGATACCAGACGAAGTAGATGACCTAGATGAAGTACAAGTTAATGCTTGGATCTGCAATGGTCAGATGTTGAGGGCAGTAGTAAATCCGTTTACGCCTTTCAGGTTGCCTTATCATGCCTTTCCTTATGAGCGTAACCCCTATAGCTTCTTTGGCATTGGGGTTGCTGAGAACATGGATGATTCTCAAAAGATCATGAATGGTCATGCTCGTATGGCAATAGACAACTTAGCGTTATCAGGATCGTTAGTCTTTGATGTAGACGAAACTGCCCTTGTGGGTGGTCAAAGCATGGAAATATATCCGGGTAAAGTCTTCCGAAGACAGGCGGGGATGCCCGGACAAGCTATCAATGGTTTGAAGTTTCCTAATACCTCACAAGAAAACATGATGATGTTTGATAAATTCAGACAGCTTGCAGACGAACAGACAGGTATTCCAAGCTATTCACACGGTCAAACAGGCGTTCAGAGCATGACGCGAACTGCTTCGGGTATGTCCATGCTACTTGGCGCAGCATCCCTTAACATTAAAACTGTAATTAAGAATCTTGATGACTTCTTGCTTAAGCCTCTGGGTGAAGCATACTTCCAATGGAATATGCAATTCCTAGAGTCTAAGTTAGAAGTTAAAGGTGATCTAGAAGTAAAAGCAACTGGTACAAACAGTTTGATGCAAAAAGAAGTACGTAGCCAAAGACTAACTATGTTCTTACAGACTGCTCAAAATCCTGCTATTGCACCGTTTATTAAAATGAATAAGCTAATTAGCGAGCTTGCTTATAGCCTTGATCTTGATCCAGATGAACTGATTAATGATCCTGAAGAAGCAGCACTAATGGCTCAAATTATAGGAATGCAAAATAATGTTGGACAAGCAACTGGCCCGGAAGCTGGCCCCGGTAGTGAACAACCCGGAGGTATGGGAGCCAATCAAGGAGTACCTCCAGCAGGCCAAGAGCTTGGAGCTACGGGTACTGGCGGTGGCAACATCGGAACTGGAGCTGTACCGCAGTCAGGGGAGGCTGAGTTCTCTGGAACGCCTAGAGCAGTTGAAGGATAGCGTTAAAGTAGAGATGGAGCGAAAAGATGCCGGGTAAAAAAAGTATGCTGAAAAGGGAAGAATACGTAGTAGGTGGATTAACCAAAGCGTTTGTACCTGTTGCAAAAAGAGTAGCTAAAATATTTGAAGAAGACGTTACTGAAAAAGAAATAAAAACTAAACTTAATACAATTATTGATAAAATTGAAGCTGCTCCTCTAGGAAGTACAAAAAAAGAAACCTTCCAAAAAATTGCAGATGAAGAAGATGTGGCTTTAAGTCTTGTAAAAGATGCAAATAAAATTAATAGTTATAGGTCTGGAGGAGGCAAGTCTGATTCTTTATTAGGAGAAGTAGCCGCAACTGTAAGAGCTATGACAAAAAAACCTACTTCAGGACAAGCTGACTCCGAAGCTTTAGGAGGAACAAAAACTACTAGAGAAGCTAGAAGAGGTAAAGGGTTTGCAATTTTAGGTACAGCAGCTTTAACTGTTCCTACTACTGCTCTTTCTACTGCTTGGTTTATGAGTAATGATAAAGAACCTACGCCTAAAGAGGCCTCAGATTTTGAAAAAGCTTTTAGTAAAGCCCATAATGCTGGCAAAGAAACATTTATGTTTAAAGGCAAAAAGTATACTACCGATGTTAGAAAAGGAAAATCAGAAGGCGGCGTTATGAAACAGCTTAAACAAAAAATTATGTCTTTACTTGCTCAAAAAGAAAAAGCGGCTAATGAAGAAGAAAAAGAAAAAATTCAAATGCAATTAGATTCTTTTTCAGAAGAAGATATGCGCGAAGCTTTAAAGGAAAAGGATACTCCTGAAGAAGGTCTTTTTGATAATAACAATAGAATTAGCCAAGAACCTAAAAAAATTAGATTACAAAGAGCAGACGGTGGGTCAATGCTTGTACCGCCTGAGATGCCTGTAGATACTTACACGCCTGAAGAGCAGGCAATGGCTGAAGAAACCCAAGTATCAGACGCTGAGATGGAAGATGATTATATGGGTTATGTACTAGGAGAATCCCTAGACGATAACGAACAAGAATATTTAATGGGAGCTTTGGAATCAGATCCAAGGCTTAGTGAAATTTTTGATAAAGTTGTAATGACTGCATCAGAATTTTCTGGGGCTGGAAAAGTTGAAGGCCCCGGAGACGGTGTATCAGATTCAATCCCTGCACGATTAAGTGACGGAGAATTTGTTATTACCCAAAAAGCCACCGAGCAAATCGGAGCAGAAAACCTTCAAACAATGATGGATAATGCTGAACGAATGGCAGATGGTGGCATAGCAACGCGAAAGGCAACTGGAGGTTTATTAGATTCTAGTAACATGCTAGAGCCTAATACTGGAGTAGACGAGCAAATTAAAAAATCTATGCTTTACTCAAACCAAGTTCCTAGCTTAAGAGGCACTCGCGTTATTTAATAGTACGGCTACCTTGTAGTGACAAGCCCCAAATTTTTAAAAGACGTTTTAAATTGGCTACCTTGCAAGAAACAAGCCCCGTAGAAAAGGAGAGCAGTAATGTCCGAACAACAACTAGAGGAGCAACAACCTAACCCATATAACATGAAAAAGGCTTGGCATACGCCAGATGGCCCTCGTCAGCCTAAAGCTGACACATTGTTTTATGAAGAAGAAGCTCCTGTTCAAAAGGCTACCCGCAGAAAAGAAGCGGCCCCTTCTGACGAAGAAGAAACCACAACTAATTATAAAAAAAGGTATGACGATTTAAAGAAACATTATGATCAGAAACTTTCTGAATTTAAACGTAAAGAGCAAGAACTTTTAGAGCAAGCGCAAGCAGCTCAACCACAGTATCAAGCTCCTAAATCTGAAGAAGACTTAGCACGTTTTAGAGAAGAATATCCTGATTTATATGATACGGTAGAAACTGTAGCACACATGCGAAGCCAACAAGAAGTGGAAGCTTTGCGATCTAAACTTTCTGTTATTGAACAACGGGAAGCAGAGATTGCAGCGCGAGAAGCTGAGGCTGCGTTGAAAGAAAGGCATCCTGACTTTGATGAAATTAGAGGAGACGATGGCTTTCATGAGTGGGCGCAGGAGCAACCGGATCAAATTCAAGATTGGATTTATAACAATCCTGATAATGTTACTTTAGCTGTTAAAGCTTTAGATCTTTATAAATTAGAAACTGGTAAAGGACACTCTGCAAAAACTAAAGGTCGTCCAAAAAAAGAACCACAAGAAGGTTCTGCTGCTGATATTGTGTCTACTAAAACAACAAATGTAGATGCTAAACAGGCAAAAATTTGGACAGAAAGCGAAATCGCCAAGATGTCCTTAGATCAATTTGATAAGTACGAAGAAGAAATTCGTGAAGCTCTTATTGAAGGACGTGTTGTGCGAGGCTAAACTTTTCTACTTAGGAGATATTTAAAATGGCACAAAATACATCAGATCAAGGGTTTGAATTTGCAACAACCCCAACTAACTTTGCGGGATCAACTAACTGGCTACCTCAGTTATATTCCAAGCAAGTACTCAACTTTTTCCGTAAAGCTTCTGTAGTAGAAGCAATTACCAATACGGATTATGCAGGTGAAATTTCTGGTTACGGTGATACCGTTAAAATCATTAAAGAACCTGTAATCACTGTTGATCAGTACGAGCGTGGACAAGACGCTGCTAAAACTAACTTAACCGACACTGAAATTACGATGGTCGTAGATATTGCTAACGCTTTTAAATTCATCGTTGATGATATTGAAACGCAAATGTCTCACATTAATTTCCGTGACGTTGCTACTTCATCTGCTGCTTACGCTTTGCGTGATGCTTTTGATGTAGGCGTATTGGCTAAGATGTTTGCTGGCGTATCTGCTTCTGGCCCAGACCATATTATTGGTGCTGACGCTGCTGCTGGTACAGGCGGTGTAGCAGAAACGACTGCTTCTGTTGACCTTCTTGGTTCAGATGGTAGCGGTGTTGACGCAATCGACCTTATGGCACGTATGGCCCGTCTTCTTGACGAGCAAAATATTCCTGAAGAAGGACGTTGGTTCGTAGCTGGCCCTGCTTTCTACGAAGAACTTTCTCAGTCAGGATCTAAGTTGTTGTCTGTAGACTTCAACGCAGGCCAAGGATCAATCCGAAACGGTTTGGTATCTTCTGGCAAGCTGCGTGGGTTCAACATGTACAAGTCTAATAATATCGGTGCTACCTCTACGGCTACTGGTAAAGTTATGGCTGGTCACATGTCTTCTACGGCTACGGCTCAGACAATCACCACTACTGAAGTCATTCGTGACCCCTCAAGTTTTGGTGACATTGTACGTGGTCTTCATGTATACGGCGCTAAAGTGTTGCGACCAGACGCTCTGGTTTCAGCTTTTTACACTGTTGACTAATAAAGCGTGGGGGATGAAATACTCCCCCATTTTTAAGGAGTTTACATGCCACAGATAGGAAATGATAACAAACCTGTTATCCTTAAAAGTGGACAAAGAAATAAAAAAAGAATTTTAGGAATGACTGGAAGTTTTTACGTAGGTGAAAATAAAAAAAACTACGATGAAAACTATAATCGTATTTTTAAAAATAAAAAATTGGGGGATAAAGAATGAAGCAAACTTATTCT